AATGTTAAACACGTAACTGTCCATGACAAACATTTAATAGCTGCTGGGGTAGAGGATAATTTAAATACTATTTTTTATAGTGGTACTTTAGACCCAACAGATTTTACTAGCACTGGTTCAGGTAGTATTGTTGTTGAAGACCAGATAGAAGGTATTAAAAGTTTCCGTAATGAATTATTTATATTTTGTGAAAACTCAATATTTAAACTACAGAATATAAATAATACAAGTACGATTGCAATAGTACCAGTAACCAAAAACGTAGGTTGTTTAAGTGGTTATAGTATTCAAGAGATTGGTGGTGATTTAATATTTTTAGCACCAGATGGATTAAGAACAGTAGCTGGTACAGCAAGAATTGGTGATGTGGAGTTAGGAACTATAAGTCAATCCATACAACCAACAATAACAGATTTAGCAAACAATATAAATTTATTTACCATAAATAGTATTGTGTTAAGAGAAAAGTCTCAGTATCGTTTATTTTATACTAATACTGGAGCTACTAACGCATCTCAAGAAGGCATTATAGGTACGTTAAGACCAAATGGTTTTGAGTGGTCTGAGACTAGAGGTTTAGAAGTTACAGCTATTGGTTCAGGTTTTGATACTAATGGTATAGAAAAAATATATCACGGTGATACTAATGGTTTTGTTTATGAACATGACACTGGTAATGATTTTGATGGTTCATCAATTTTAGCAAGGTACACAACACCAGATTATGATTATGGTGATTTAGGAACTTTAAAAACTTTACACTATCTTAGAGTTTCAGCTGCTGCCGAAGGTATTGTTGAACCGGATGTGCAAATTAAATTTGATTTTAACAGTTCAGATGTACCACAACCTTTAGACTTAATTGACTTAGGTGTGATAAATCCACCATCTATATTTAGTGAAGCAATCTTTGCTACTAATAAATTTGCTGGACAAAACAACCCAATGATAAGAGTGCCTTTACAAGGCAGCGGAACGAGTAACAATTTTACAGTAATAAGTGAAGATACAAAACCACCATATACAATTAATGGTTTTTATGTAGATTACATACCTTCAGGTAGGAGATAATAAATGGCACAAGCGTATATAAGACAAAGTACATTCAGTGATGGCGACACTATTACTGCTGCATTATTTAATAATGAATATAATCAATTAGTAAATGCTTTTGCATATTCTTCAACTAGTGCTTCCAATACTGGACACAGACACGATGGTACTGTTGGACAAGGTGGTAACATATTTAAAATTGGTGATTTAGATTTCTTAAACAAAGTAGAAATTGATAGCACTAATAACAGAGTAGGATTTTATGTAGAAGTTTCTTCAGCAGCAGTTGAACAGTTAAGAATACAAGACGGTGCTTTAGTTCCTGTTACAGATAATGATATAGATTTAGGAACAAGCTCTTTAGAATTTAAAGATGCTTTCTTTGATGGCACAGTAACTACTGATGCCTTAGTAGCTGATACTGCAGACATTAATGGTGGTACAGTTGATGGTGCAACTATCGGAGCTAACTCAGCTTCTACTGGTGCATTTACTTCGGTAACAACTACAGGTAATGTTGATGTTGGAGGTAATTTAACAGTCACAGGTACTACAACTTTTAATGGTGGTACAATTACTATGGGTGATGCAGCAGACGATAATGTAGTCTTTGGTGCAGATGTTAACTCAAACATTATTCCTAATACAGATAATACATACGATTTAGGTAGTTCTAGCCAAGAATGGAAAGACTTATACGTTGATGGTATAGCTTACCTAGATGGTATTAATTTTAATGGTACAGCAATTACTGCAACTGCAGCAGAAATAAATGCTCTTGATGGTATTACTTCTACAGTTTCCGAATTAAATATTGTAGATGGTGATACTTCTGCTACATCTACTACACTTGCAGATGCTGATAGAGTGGTAGTAAATGACAACGGTACTATGGTACAAGTTGCATTAACAGATTTTGAAACTTATTTTGAGTCTGCTCTTGATACACTTTCTAATGTTACAACTGTTGGAGCACTAAACGCAGGTAGCATTACAAGTGGCTTTGGTGCAATAGATAACGGTTCGTCTGCTATTACTACAACAGGCACAATTACTTATGGTTCTTTATCAGATGGCACAATAACTATTACAGCTTTTGTAGATGAAGATGACATGTCTTCAAACTCTGCAACGCTTGTACCAACTCAACAATCTGTTAAAGCTTATGTAGATACACAACTAACTGCAGAAGATTTAGATGTAACAACTGATAGCGGAACTATTGCGATTGATTTAGATAGTGAAACTTTAACTATTGGTGGTACATCAAATGAAATAGAAACATCAGCTACAGGTAATGCAGTAACTATAGGTATTCCGGCTGCTGCTCAAATTACAACTTCATTAGGAATCGGTGGTGGTTCTACTAATGGAGTACAGATTTCTCAAGGTGCTATCTCAATTAAAAATGGTGGTACACAATCATATATAGATTTTTATTGTGAGTCTTCAAATGCTCACTATGCAAGATTACAAGCACCAGCTCACTCAGCATTTGGTGGTAATATAACTTTAACACTACCTGCAACTACAGGTACACTTGCATTAACTTCTGGTGACATTACTGGTAACGCAGCTACTGCAACAGCTTTAGCAACTGCTAGAACTATTCATGGTGTATCTTTTGATGGTACTGCAAACATAGACTTAACAGAAGTTGTTCAAGATACAGTAGGAGCTATGTTTAGTTCTAATACTGAAACAGGTATTGCAGCTACTTACGAAGATGGTGATGGTACTATTGATTTAGTTATTGGTTCTGGAGTTATTACTAATGCAATGTTAGCTGGTTCTATAGCTAATTCTAAACTTGCTAACTCTTCAATTACTGTAAGTGATGGTTCTAATTCAACAGCTACTGCATTAGGTGGTACTATAACTTTTGCAGGAACTTCCAATGAAGTAGAAGTTGCAGAAAGTTCTGGTACAGTTACAGTTGGCTTACCAAGTAATGTAACTATTGGTAATAATTTAACAGTAACAGGAGACTTAACTGTATCTGGTACTACTACACAAACTGGTCCAATCGTATCTGATGATAACTTCACAGGTCTTTTAAATAACAACTCAGCTAATTCAAGTGACTTTGGATTCTTTGGTAAATATGTAGAATCAAGCACAACTAAATATGCAGGTTTATATTTTGATGCTTCTACAGATAATACTTTTAGATTATTTACCGATACGCAAACAGAACCTGCTGCTACTGTAGATACAAGTGCCACTGGTTATGCTGCTGCTAATTTAATTACTGCAGGAATCACAGCAACTACAGGTACGTTCTCAGGTGCGGTTTCAGGTACTACAGGTACATTCTCTGGAGATTTAGCAGTAGATACTAATGTTTTAAAAGTTGATACTTCTAATAATAGAATTGGTGTTAATCAAGCTTCACCAACAGTTTCAATAGATGCTGGTTCAAATACAGATGCTATCTTAGTTCCTGTAGGAACAACTGCACAAAGACCAACTGGAGCAGCAGGACAGTTTAGATATAACTCAACTACTTCACAGTTTGAAGGTTATACTAGCTCATGGGGTGCTATAGCTGGTGGTGGTGGTAGTGGTGGTAGCAGTTCTACGTTTGCTAAAAATACTTTTACAGGAGACGGCTCAACTACAGCCTTTACATTAAACACAAGCATGACCAATGAAGATGGTTTAATTGTATTTATTGATGGTGTTTATCAAGCTGATAATGTTTACTCAGTTTCTGGCACTACTTTAACATTTGCTACAGCTCCTGTTAATAGTAGAGTTATAGAAGTTTTTCAATTAGAAGGTGGTATTGTTGGTACAGCTCCAACCATAGACACTATGACTGGAGATGGCTCAGATACTACTCTAGCATTAAGCACAACTCCTTCATCTGAAAATCAAACCTTTGTAACTATTGATGGTGTTGTTCAACATAAAGACACTTATGCAGTTTCAGGTAGCACACTAACATTTAGTGCAGCTCCTCCTACTGGCACAAAAGTAGAATGTGTAACATTTAGTAATGTAGCTGTAACTACTTTTCAAGATGCCGATGGTGATACGAAGATACAAGTAGAAGAAAGTTCGGATGAAGATAAAATCAGGTTTGATACTGGTGGTACTGAACGAGTTATTATAGATTCTACTGGCGTTGGAATTGGTACTTCAAGTCCAACAGGTAAATTAGAGATAGCAGCAACAGGTACAAATGCAACACCACACATAAAATTAACCGAAAGTGGTGATACTAGAGAATTTAATATTTATAACGATGGTTCAGGTAATGGTCGTTTAGTTTTAGCTGATAGTGATGATGACACTTCTGATACAGAAATTGTCTTAGCTGATAATGGTAACATTCAATTTAAAACAGCAACTTCAGAAAGAATGCTTATTGATGCTTCTGGTAATGTTGGGATTGGAGATTT